TGTAAATCTAGCGAAAAAATAGGAGGGCTTGTGGGCTCTCCTATCTTCGAGTTACTTCCTGAATAGTGCTTGCAGGAATGTCTTGGATTTCTTCTGTTCGTCTTCGAGCTGGGTCAAGTAGTGAAGGCTGTAGCGGATCAGGGAGTCAGTTTGCCATTCCGGGCTCTTGTGAAGGAAGCTCCCGATAGTGTTATCGGGGTTCTCTTTCAAGTGCTGGGTAAGGCGCTGTTCCTGTTCCTTCTTAGCGTATTCAATGTGCCAGCGAAGGTTTTCAGTAGGAGTAGACATTGCATGTCCTTTCATAGGGGTTAGTTCTCACTATAGGACATGTTTTTACCGCGAAAGGCAAAAATAGAAGTCCTTGTGGGACTCCTATTTTGAAGGGTTAAGCTTCCTGTACGTCTCGATCTACGAGCCGAGCGAGGGCCTTGCGGCGTTCGACTTCTTCGCGTACGTCTTCGTGCGTGTCCTTCACGGACTGGATCGCTGCTTTGGGCAGGGATGCAATCGCGTGGGGAACGAGGGCGACGGATGCGAGGAAACGAACTCCACGGGGGGCTTTCTTCTCAGTCATTGTATTTCCTTTCATAGGGGGTTACTTCTTCATTATATCCCATGTAATTCGTGCGAGGAAAAACTAGAAGGGCTTGTAGGCTCTTCTAGCTTGAGGTTACTGCTTCGGTATGAGGTAGGTTACTTCGTACTTGTATACAAATACCCGGAAAATCGTGTAGAGCTTCATCTCGTAGGAGTTGGCAAAGCGGTTCGGTCGAGCGATACCGGACATCTTGAAGTACTTCTTGCAAAGTTTCTTCTCGAGTTCGGTAGCGAACAACGTCATCACGATGGGTTCCTGCGATCCGATGGTCATCAGATTAAATTTGCGGGTTGATTTGAACATGTTAGTTCCTTTCATAGTGGATTAGTTCTCACTATAAGGCGTGTATTCTTTGCGAAAAAATAGGAGGCCTTGTAGGGCTTCCTATCTTTGAGGGTTACCTCATTTCAACGATGCTAATGGAAAATGCCTTGTCGATCACGACGGCAGACGCGAACTCCTCGGGCGTGAGGATCGTGCTGTAGTTTTCGTCGGGCTTCGTCGCCGGGTACAAGAACACGTGGTTCATGGATTCCGGGGCGGGCTCGATTCCTTCATTCAGCTCGGTCACGAGGGGGAGGGTGTCTTCGGTGATTACGAGGGCAAAGAATTTCATTAGTTTTCCTTTGATAGTGGGGGTGGTGCTCACTATAAGGCGTGTATTCTTTGCGAAAGGCAAAAAAGAGAATCCTTGTGGGATTCACTTTTAGAGGGTGTTACTTGGTGAGGTTCTTCTTGTTGAAGTTCAGTTCAGCAGCAACGACCAGTCCATAGAATTGGGATTCCCATTCCAGGAGGAGCAGTGCGTTGTCTTTCTGACGGGTGTTCTTAAACATTATAAGTCCTTAGTTAGTAGTTTCTTTCTCATTATATGCCATGTAATTCCTGCGAAAAAATAGGAGGCCTTGTGGGCTCTCCTATCCTGCTACTTGTTGTAGCTGATGTCGATGACGGTTGTATCGTTGGTAAACATGTGGTGTTCTTTTCCGTCGGACAGTTCATACAGCGGGAGGACGATGTTGGACATAGCGGGCTTATCGAATACCTTGACTTCTCCGCCATTGGCGATGAACAGGGTTCCGATGAGGACGATGGCAACAGCGAGGCTGATGAACAGTGCGTTGAAAAATGCTTCAATAGCTTTCATGATTATTCCTTAAATAGATAGGGTCTTCTTCTCATTATATCCCTTGTAAATCATGCGAGAAAAAAGAGGAGGCCTTGTTAGGGCCTCGCTCTTAGTATGAGTTTTCGATTTCTTTAGTTTCTTTATTGATGGTACGGATCTGGAGGATTGACCAGAGGACTGATGCGGGAAGTGCAAACATAGCAATTCCGGAACAGAACTCTACAATCTCGTTGGCGTTCATAATAAGGGTTCCTTTCAGAGGGAGGGGTTCTCACTATAGGGCATGTAAACTTTGCGAAAAACTAGAAGGCCTTGTGGGGCCTCCTAGCTGAGGTTAGTACTTCTGGTTCCAGATGGTCATGAGAGTATTCGAGTCCAGGGTCAGCAGACCTTGAAGCTTCGGACGACGCACGTTGTGGAAGTGGATCAGGTAGGCGCTACCGATCTGTTCGATCTTGGTAATGCGGTACAGGACTCCAGCGACTTTGATGTGGTCGTCGATTTCGAGGTTCTGGCTGACGGTGGTCGAGCTTTCATAGTTTTTCATGGTGTTCCTTTCGTAGGGGTTCTCACTATAGCCCAAGTAGAACTTGCGATTGTTTCACCAGAAATTCCCCCCGCGCTTTTTTTCGAAAATAAAGGAGGGCATGTAGGCAAAAAAAAGAAAGCCGTGCGTAGAGGGTTTAATCTCTACGCACGACTCCCATTTTGAATTGATTGATTCGGGGGTTCGTGTTACCGAAGGGTCTTAACGAATCCGACTGCTTTCGAGGTGATGACGTGCAACCGTTCGTGATAGATGATCAAACCGATGCCGAGGATGTTGGTGATGGCCGGGATGTAGTCGCCCTTGTTAACGGGGTCAGACACTTGCGTGCGCTTGACTTTGTTAATTCGTTCGACTGTCTCGAGGACGTCATTGTATTCCTTGGTACCGGGTTCGAAATCCAGCAGTTTAGTTGTTGCGAGGTCAAGCACCAGATCGAGTCCGATCAGTTCTTTCTTCTTAAACATGAGGTCTCCTTTCAAGAGTCTTCATTATAATGCATGTTTTCCATGCGACAGTTGGTTTAGGCTGTCGGGTCAAATCCCTTGAAGGTAACTACCTTCTTGTTAAAGAGATCGTCGACCTTGGTGGGATCGAGTTTGAATGTCAACACGGGCTCACCAGCTTTGGGATCACCTGCGACAATCTCTCCATCGAATCCACCTGGAGGTACTTCGGGGTTCTGCGTGTAACCCTTTCGGGCAAACGACATGATTACGCCGAGGAATACAGCAGCGCCTGCAAGTGAACCAGTCACCTGAACGATGTTGTCCCATCCCCAGTAACCACCCAGCAGTGCATAGAATGCTCCTGCTGCAGGGAGAACCTTTTCGATGAAGAACCGAATAAGGTTGTACTGCTCATCCGTCAGTTGGACGAGTCCGGAATTTGTTGCGGCATGGTCTGCCATACTACTCCTCATCTTTGTCATTTTTAACAGGCTTCCCACCTAGTTGGATGACCTGCCGTTCCAGGAGAGCTACGTGATACTCCGCTTTTATACGAAGTTTACGTTCCTTCTCCGATTCAGCCTCAGCTTCTGCCTGCTTTTCTTCAGCAGTTTCGGTACGTGTTACGAGACTGGTGGTTTTTACACGTTCACGCTGTGCAACACCAGTCCATAGTTTTGATACGCCATTGCCAATTAGCACCAGAAAAGCTGCGCCACCCGCCGTGCCCAAGAAGGTGAAAACCTGCTTTACTGTTTCGTCCATGGCTATCCCTTTCTAGGCGCTAACAGGTAATCCTTAATGTCCAGCCAGCGCAGAAGGAATACGAGAATAAGAATGATAGGCACGATCGTGATTGCTACGCTAGCGCCTAGAAGAACCAATGTCGATGAATATAGGGTGACACCTGTACCCAGCGCCACAAGCCCTGCTCGTTCAAACATCCATATTCCCGGAAGAACTGAAAACAGTGAACATAGTGCGCCCACGATGATGAGTCCTCCGAAGAGATAGATCGATGTCATATCTCCTAGGAGTTCTACAATTCGCGGGTTTGGTGCAAATGTGGAAGCTGTGCCAAGTGCTGTAAGCATGGCATAAATCACGAAATAAATGATTCGCTTCACACGGGGTTCTGCGATTCGCATGTAGACGCCGTAAAGCATCCTGCAAATATGCTTCATGAGCCATAGGTTGCAGACTGGCTGCACCAGACGTGTAAGTAGCATTTTTCTCATATGGACTTTCTCCAAATCCCGTTGACTTTGGAGTATGGCTGAGCTAGCTTCCAAGCTCCATTTTGTTTGACATATGGTACGGCTTCACGCCATTGGCCCCCACTTTTAACTCGCGCACCCGCTAAGGTGCGACCTGATGACATGCCTGACCATGGGCCCCATCCCACAGAGTTTCTACCGCGAGCCCAGAAGTTGTAATTCGTAGCAGGCTTTAGTCCTGTCAGAATCGTAGTTCCATTGCTGCTGATAGGATTTTGCGGACCGCTTCCTTCTTGCCAAAGGGCCTGCCATTCGATGATGGCTGCACCACCGTTACCATTTCCTGAGAAACGATAGCGAAGGGAAGTCATCTCATTTTGGTCTACACCCAATGGCGTCGGAGCCTGTGGAACCGTGGCAGTTTGAATACGGGGAAGTGCTCTCCACCCGGAATTCACCGAGGCAGAACCCAGATTGATTAGGTTTAGACCACCGGCAATGTAGTATTCGGCGTTTCCATCAGCGCGATGAGGAACGTTGAACGTACCTTCTGCAATGAGAAACTCGCCACCATAACGACCATTCTGGAAGTTGTATTCCATATTGCCATTAGTCCAGAGACGTCCTGGATTACCATCAGCCCAACCATTGCTGCCGGTATTTCCCCAAGCAGAGTGGCCGTATGTGTTCCCTTTACGGACGATAATTCGCCAATAAACGTTTGAGCTTAGCCCACTGTGACCAGTAAATGCCGCATCAACATCAAGGGTGTAGTTTCCATTACCACTAAACTGTGCTGTGGGCATGTTAAATCACCTTGAAATGGATGTCGCCATCATCGCCACCAGTAGGATCACCGGTACCAATTGTGATGCCGGATGCGGTTCTGAATCCGCCTTTTCCAGTAGGTATCATCGCAATGACCCTTGCCACATAGTCGCGCGTACGGTTGATCTCTCGAGCACCATATTTGCGTTTGCCTTCTTCACCAGTC